TGATACCAATGAGATCCATCTGATCTCCCAGGCCTTTGGGCTCAATGAGAGCCATGTGCGTACCTGGGCGCAACAGCAAGCACAGCCCTTTGAGGAAAACGCACTGGCTGCTTCCCTGATTCAACTTGGAATGAACACATGAACAAACAACTTCTGCTCTCCGAATTCCTGACCACGCCATGGGCGCTGATGCCCGAGCGTTTGCAGGCCATGTCCGGCATCCTGACGCGCTGGTCTGCTGGCGAGCCGCCCAACGACGAGACCCTGTTTCAGGTCAACACCGATCGTCTGATCCGTGACACCCGAAAACAAATGGCAGCAGCCAGCACGGGCACGGGCATCGCGGTGCTACCCCTGTACGGGGTGGTGACGCAGCGCGGCAACATGGTCGATGACATTTCCGGGCCGGGCAGCACCAGCACCCAGCAGTTCACTTCGGTCCTGCGCCAGATGTTGACCGATGACACTGTGGGCCAGATCCTGATCGACATCGACAGCCCTGGTGGCAGTGTCTATGGAGTCAGTGAGCTGGCCAGCGAAATCGTCAAGGCCCGCGCCCAAAAGCCGGTCATTGCCGTGGCCAACAGCCTGGCGGCGTCTGCTGCTTATTGGATTGGCTGTTCTGCCAGCGAGTTCTACGTCACCCCGGGTGGCGAGGTGGGCTCAATCGGTGTGTGGCAAGCCCACTTCGATTATTCGAAGGCTCTGGAAGAAGAAGGGGTCAAGCCCACCCTGATTTCAGCGGGCAAATTCAAGGTCGAAGGCAACCCGTACGTTCCGCTCGACGAGCAGGCACAGGCCTTCATGCAATCCCGTGTGGACGACTACTACAACACATTCGTTGAAGCAGTTGCCGTTGGAAGAGGAGTCTCGATCAGCGATGTCAGAGATGGAATGGGCGAAGGTCGCGTGCTTGGTGCTGATGCAGCTTTAGCAATGAATATGGTCGATGGAATTTCAACCTTCGATGAAGTCCTTGCCAAGATGCAGTCCAGCATCAAGACCTCTGTGCCACGCGGTCAATCGCGATTGAAGCAAGCGCGAGACGCACTCGCCTTGATCTGATTCATTTCATATTTATTGCATCCCTCCGTTGAGGGATGCGCCCACCTGCGACCCGTTGGTTGCAAACCCTGTCGCCGCCTTGAGTCATTTCGACCAGGCGGTTTTTTCATTTCTGGAGAACCAATCCATGAGTAAGCAACTCCGCGAGCTTCAGTCTCGCAAAGCAACCCTGGTCAAGGACGCTCGCTCCCTGACCGAGATCGCTGCCGCTGAGCAGCGTGACATGAATGAGGAAGAAATCAGTGCTTTTGAAGCCCTGAAATCAAAGATCGAGGCAACTTCTGCTGCTATCGATCGAGAGGCAGCCTTGATCTCAGAAGAAGCGCAGATGAATTACACGGCTCAACTGCCCCATGCTTCTGTGATCACAGTTGTGGATAACGCAGCCGCAGACCTCAAGCATGGCTTCAAGAGCGTTGGCGAATTCCTTAAAACTGTTCGCCATGCACAAAATCCTGGTGCCTCGATTGATGAGCGTCTGCTCATCGGCATGAACCGAGGTGCCGTGGCTCCGAGCTCCTTCGGCAACGAAGGTTCTGCCCAAGATGGCGGCTTCTTGGTTCCTCCTCAGTTCGCACAAGAGATTTTCCAGCTGTCGCTGGGCGAGGACTCCCTCTTGCCTATGACCGACAACGTGGAAATCACAGGCAACACGATGGCGTTTCCCAAGGATGAGACCACGCCTTGGGGTACCAACGGCATCCGGGCCTATTGGCAAGGTGAGGCAGCTTCGGCGATTGGCACCAAACCAGTGCTGGGCCTGTCGACCCTGCGCCTTAAAAAGTTGATGGCGCTCGTGCCTGTGACTGATGAGTTGTTGGACGACACCAATGCGTTGTCCACCTATCTGCCCGACAAGATTGCGACTTCCATCCGCTGGAAGACCAATGAGTCGATCCTGTTTGGCTCCGGCACTGGCTTGCCTGTTGGCTGTATGACCAACGCAACGACCGTGACTGTGGCCAAAGAGTCGGGGCAAGCAACGCAGACGCTTTTGGCACAAAACCTGGCCAAGATGATCTCGCGCCTGCCACCCGGCTCATTTGGCAAGGCCGTCTGGATCGTGAACAACGATGTGCTGCCTGCACTGTTCACCCTCACCTTGGGCAACTACCCGATCTACCTGCCTACTGGCATGAATCCGGGAGGCATTCAGGTCTCGCCCTACGGCACCTTGCTCGGTCGTCCTGTATTTGTCTCTCAGCACGCCAACACTTTCTCCGCTGCGGGCGATGTGTTGCTGGCTGATCTGTCTTACTACCAGACGATCACCAAGGCAGGTGGCATGCAAACAGCAACTTCCATGCACCTGTATTTCGATGCGGATCTCACTGCATTTCGCACGACATTCCGCATGGATGGCCAATCCAAGATCGCTGCGCCGATCTCCCCCGCTAAGGGCAGCACGACCATGTCGCCCTTTGTCCAACTTGGCGCACGTTGATCGTCGCCTGAACCATAAGGAGAACTCTGATGTTTCCCAATGCAAAAGGCAGCGAACTGTTTTCGGTTCTGGCCACCCTCGACCCCGTCAGTCAAGCTGCGGGCACTGCAACGACAGGTTGGGTCTCTGCAGGCAATCATCACAACCTGCTAGCGCTGATTCAAAGCGGTGTCCTTGGCACTGGTGCCACGCTCGACGCGAAGATTCAGCAGGCAACGGATGCTTCCGGCACCGGAGCTAAGGATATAACTGGAAAGACCATCACTCAACTGACTCAGGCCGGTAGTGGCTCTGCAAAGCAGGCCATCATCAATCTGCGTCCTGAGGATTTAGATGTCACAAACGGTTATGCCTACGTTCGCCTCTCGGTGACTGTGGGCGTTGCCGCCAGCCTGACTTCTGCGCAGCTGCTCGGATTCAATCCCCGGTTCGCACCGGGTGATGCAAGCAATCAGGCTGCAGTCGCGCAAGTCGTCTGATCCTGAGGGGAGACCAATCGCATGCCTATGCAATTGATCACCCCTCCCGCAGGCGAGCCCGTCTCTCTTCAAGAGGCAAAGACTCATCTGCGGGTGGATTTCGATGATGACGATGGGTTGATCCAAGCATTGATCGCTGCAGCAAGACAAGCAGCAGAGACCATCACCAACAGGCAGTTGATGTCTGCACGATGGAAACTGGTTATGGATAGCTTTCCTGGACCAAGCCTCATGGGCGTGCCCGCTGGACAGTCTTTCTCATTGCCTGGGCATGCCATCCTCATCCAAAAGTCACCCGTCTTGAACGTGGTGTCCATTAACTACCTCGACATGGCAGGCGTACTCCAGTCCATGCCTGCGAGTAATTACACGGTCGACACAGCTTGTGAACCAGCGAGGATCACACCTGTGTTCGGTCAGATCTGGCCGATTGCTCTTCCTCAAATTGGCGCGGTATCCGTCACCTTCGACGCTGGATACGGGACGGCGGCATCGGTTCCCGAGGGGATTAAGAGCTGGATCAAGCTCAGAGTTGGCAGCCTGTATGCGCATCGAGAGGAAGTGGCTGCACTCTCTCGTGGACGTATTGAGCCCTTGCCTTTTGTAGATGGGTTGCTTGACCCTTTCAAGGTTTCCTTCATATGAACCCAATCAGCGCAGGCATGCTCACACGGCGCATCAAAATCCAGCGCCCCAGCACCATCAAAGATAGTGTCGGGGCACCATGCAGATCCTGGCTTGATGTTGCGACTGTGTGGGCGGACATCCAGCCGCTGTCTGGAAAAGAAGCCGTAATTGCCAACCGGATCTCAGCGGAGTTATCGCATCAGATCATCGTCCGGTACCAGAGCCTGTTTGACAACCCGCAACAGGTGGCTCAGATGCGAGTGCTTTACAAGGCACGGATCTTCAACATTCATTCGGCACTCAATGAGGATGAAAAGCGCACGCAGATCATCCTGCTGGCGTCGGAAGGGCTTGACGATGGCTAAGCATGAAACGGTCAAAGTCGAAGGGCTAGCCGAGTTGGCCAAGGCACTCCGTGAGCTACCTGATCGAGTTGCCAAGAACGGGTTACGAGTGTCCGTCTACGCGGGAGCAAAAGTCATTCGCGACGAGGCAAGACTTCGTGCCCCCAGGGCGGCTCAGTCGCTGGGACCCAATCAGCCTCCACCGGGAACGCTCAAGCGCTCAGTGATCATGAAACACATCCCTGAGCTTTCAACCCTGACCCGACAGACATTCTTTGTGACCGTGCGTCATGGAAAAAAGTACCGTAAGCAAGGCAAGAAAGGCACCCTTTCGCAGGATGCCTGGTACTGGAGATTTCTGGAATTCGGCACGCGAAAGATGAGTGCACAGCCGTTCCTTCGACCAGCCCTTGAGGCCAAGCGACACGAAGCTGTCCAAGCAATTAAAGACCGCCTGTCAGACCGCATCGAACTTGAGGCCAAAGCGCTCAACAGAAAGTAATCATGCAGGACTTCTACAACGCCATCAAGGATTTGGCGGCTGGCGAGGTCTATGCGCTTGTTGTCGCTCAAGACGCACATTACCCAGCCATCGTCTATACGCCCATCATGCATGAACATATCTTCGGCATTGATGGTCCTCACGGCTTGCAGCGCGTGCGCGTGCAGGTCGACACCTATGCCAGAACGTATCAAGAGGCCTTGTTGCTTCAAGACCAAGTCTTGGATGCACTCTTGGCAGACAAGAGCACCGTCGCCGATGTGCGCATGGGGCTCTCAGATTTTGAAGAACAGGCCCGGCTGTACCGGGTAAGCGTTGACTACACCTACCACCGGTAGAGAGTCCGCATCACAAACAGGAGCTAACGCATGAGCAGCACTGCGATTACCGCACAAGGCATCACCATCGCCAGATTTGGCACAACAACCTTTGAAACCATCCCCAACGTGGTCTCGTTTCAGGGGCCTGGCGGGCAGGCCGCTGTGATTGACGTCACCAATCTGGCCTCTACCGCCAAGGAAAAGCGCGTGGGTCTGCGTGACGAGGGGCAGTTGTCTCTGACCCTGCACTACAACCCCGACGATCTGGTGCACCAAGGCCTGAGAACCGATCGCGCCAACCGCGTGCGTCGCCAGTTCAAGATCACTTTTACAGATACCACTCCGTCTGCAACGTGGTCCTTCTATGGCTATGTCACACAGTTCAGCGTGCAGGGTGGCGTGGACGCCGTGGTTGAGGCCAGCGTCACGATTGAAATTGACGGCGACATCACGGAGGCATGAATCACATGACTATTCTTTCCAAAGACGCCATCTTGGCTGC